CCAGCGCCAGACGCCGTGAAAACGCCGAACGCCGCGGTGGCGATCGAACCCGATACGCCAGCCAACTGCGCGTTGGTCACGATGACCTGATACACGCTGAACGTACCGACGAGGTTCATGGGGATGACAGCCGCATCGCCCGTCGCACCGACGCTTACGCCACGCGCCGAACCCAACAAGCGGAGCGGGTTAGCGCCCACCGGAAGAGTCGGAGATGCCGTAAACGTCTGGTTCGTGGCGACCAACTGAGTGTTGGAAGTGGTGACCGAAGCCGGACCCGGATTAGCCATTTTGAATTACCTCAGAAATAGAAAGGGGCGCTGTTACACGCCCCAAATGATTAGCCAGCGATTCGCACGGCAAGTTCCGGGTACAGACCCGCATAGCCGTACAACACGTCAAAACGAGTCGGCAACGAGTCGTTGTTTATCGTGTACTGACGGACGACGCGGAAGTTGATGCCAGCCTCCTCGTCAACGGCGCGAGCCGCCATGTCAACGCCGCCCGGCAGATCAAGGTCAGCAAACGCGAGCGCGAAGGCGTCGCGGTGCATGGCAATATTCTGCGGAGTGACGACACCAGCCGACGCGCCCGACGCGCTGCCCCAGACCTGAATCGCGGCATTGCTCGCTGGCTGCGCCGTGATGTTCTGGAACTGACCGCCGTAGATGCCGACGTTGCGGACGTAGAAATCCAACAAGCCACCCGACGACGACGAGTAGACGCCCGTGGTTGAGTTGTACGACCCGTTTGAGATCGTCGCCTGTGGCGGGATCACGACGAACTGACGCTGACGGTTAGAACCGTATGCGCCACGGTTCTGCGGGTTGGCAGCGTACACGCCCGAAACGGTGATGATGTCACCGACCGTGAGGCGCGCAGCCGCAGCCGACGTCCAGCCCGTGGACTGCACAAGACCGTTGAGCGCCGTACCCGAAGCCAACCAGCAGGACGACGTGTTATTGGCGAGGGTCGGCGTACCGCCCTGAGCGCCAACGGTGTACGACACGACGTTCTGGTCCATGTACCAGTCAAACCCAGCGAACTGCTTCGCAACGAGACCCTTTTCAATCTGCTCAGCGACCTGCGCCTGTGGGTTGAAGAGACCCTTCACGCTGTCCTGCGCGTAAGCCATGCTGAACGGATCAAGGATGACGACACGCGAACCGTCACGGGGCGCGGCTTCACCGTCCAGAATCGCACCCGCGAGGGTGAACGACAGGAACGACGCAGGAGGCGTCCCCGGCGTACCCACGGCATTCGGCGCGTTCTGGTAGGCGTAGGTCAGACCGTCGCGGTCGATCTTGTTGGCAACCGCAGCAACAGCCGGGTTGATCACACGCTCTTTGAACAGATCCACGCTGGTCGCCAAATCGGCGGTCGTGAATTGCACGTCAACGTGGAATTGGGTTGAAAGCGTCACGGGCACATACGACTCAACTGTGTCTTCTACGTTGAGCGCAGGACCAGTCGTGCCGATGTAGCGCGGGGGCTTGCGGACGGACACGGTATAGCCCACTTTCGCCCCGCTGAGAGCGAACTGTGATGCGTACTGCCGATTGCAATGGTCAGCGAATACCAGATCGTTCTCAAGGACCATCAGGCCCTCGTTCGTGATCTGGCTGATGGTCAGAAGGTTATTAGCCATGAATCAATGCTCCAATAGAGCGCTTTAGCGTCGGTTGCGGCGCATCTCTTCCATTCTCAGGCGACGGTACTCTGCGAAACTTGTCGCTTGCGACGAAGTTGTCGTGACCGTTCCTGAGTCGGCTTTGATGCTCGAAACTGGCGCGGGGGCGCGGGTTGTTTCAAGAGTGGTGGTGCGAGGCTTCGGGTCGGTGGTTGATTCCACCTTCACCCGACTCGCGTATTTGTCTTCAATCTTCCCGAGTTCCAGAAGTGCCTTAGCAGCGGACATGGAGAAGATCCGGGCTTCCTCCTCGCGGTTCTTGGCGAGGTGATAGGCCAGATGGGGGCCGAAGTCGGACTCACGAATCGCCCGTTCAATGTGGGCGGGAATCGTGCGGTCCCGGGGTGCAGCCTGAATGACCTCATCGAAGTCACTCAACTGTGCCTTGGCTGCGTCAATCCGGGTCTTCAGGCGCTCGTTCTCTACCTCCATTAGAAGGCGATTACGCTCCTGCTCCCGGGCTTCCGTAGCCCGTTTCTCAGCCAATTTGAGGGTGTACTCGCTCCACGCCTTGGTGAAGGACGAGATGTCCTTAAAATCGGCTTCCTGCGGTTCCCTGAGTTCGTCCTGCTTAGGGGCTTCTGGTACTCGGGTTGCATCCAGAGCCTTAATCTGTGCTTCAAGTTCAGCCACACGCCGCTCTGCCTCTTGGCGCGAGTTCCATTCCGATTCGGCAAACTCTTCGGCTTCTTTACGAAGGCGCGTAAGTTCGTCTATGCGGCCCTGAACCTCATGCTTTGAGGACTTCTTGGCTGACTGCTTTGACCCGCTCTGCGGCTCCGGTGGTGCGTCTGAAGAGCGTTCCTCTCCAGATCCCACGATCGGGTTATTCAGTTCGTTGACCGTGACGGCTTGAGCGACCATCTGGTCAGCATTCTGAATTTCGGCAGGGTTGGGCTGGTTCGCAGCCAGTTCTACCAGCGTATCGGCTGTAACAGATTTAATTGCCATGAGTCTCCACTCACGAAAAAACCCTCAGATGCTGCTGAGTTCAGGGCAAAGACATACCGTTCCCCGTGGTCTGCCAGACCTCAGGGTCGAAAATAGATGCTCGGTTATTCGCCAGAGACTGCCGAGCCAGTCAAAGGCCGCTAGGGGGATGGAAGAGCGGCTGGCTGATTTCTATTCTTCGTCTTCGCCAGATTCGTCGTTTGCTGATGCTTTGATGCCCGTTAGATTTTCAAGGCTATGCGGCGTTCCCGGCTGTTGTAGTTGCGAAATGTTGCCTTGACCGCGCTCCCAATAGCGCAAGCGAGGCGTGTTGCTTTCGCTGTACATATGCGCGTTGTGAAATTGACTGTAAAAGTCTTCTAACCCCAAACCTTCTTTGCTCATTCTGATGTCTCTACTCGACCATCATTATCAAACGAATGACGATTTTTTGGCTGGCGTTTGATTGAAACCACATGATTCGTAGGCACGGTGTTGCCATACGAATAGATTGGTTTGCCGCGCTTGTTCAATCTTCCCGTGTCTTCGCGTGGACGATCTCGCGCAAGTTTTCCGTTCTCGTCTCGCAGCAACTTAGGATCGTGTTTGACGAAAAAGCCCTTTGAATCAATGTGCGCATCCGCAACTTTGCCTGTCGCCTTTTTGTTGCGTAACCCAACGATGACGCCATCATACCCTTTAGGCACTTTGTCAAGTGGACGATAGTCATGGGTATCGCCGTCAATGACTCGATACCGTTTGCCTGTTTCTTCATCGTGCACTTCTTCAGGCAAATGCTTTTTGTGACTGAACGCCATTGCGACGTTTTCGCCTTTGTCCAAATATCTACGCATGGAATGCCAATTTTGGTGCGCGTTGTTCACGCCCTCTTGACTCAAACCCGTAGAAGATCGGGTGTAATGATGGTTTGGTGCAATCGTTGGGCTGGCGTTTTTGGTGTAATCGTAGAACATCACATCAGGATGCGCTTTGATGATGGATTCATGCACTTTCGGACTAATGTCCGATAGCACGTTTAGTCGGACGCCCAACTTATTGCCATTGGCTTCTGCTTCCATTCGCGCTGCTTCAATTTCGTCGTGCAACTTGACTGCAAAAGCATGAGGATTGCGGAGCATGGCTATCGTCTTTCTCAGACTGTTGAGCCGTGGCCCTTTGAACTCTGACAAATCTGTGCCGCCACCCAATTTGAAATAGTTTCCAGACGTTTTGCCCAAGCATTCGTCTTTGCATGATTGGTGGTTTGGGCAAGTGTTAAAGGTGCCTTCTTGATAGGCCGGAGCCAAAGCCAAACCCGTTGTTTCAACGCCCCGACCATCTTCCAATTGGATTGGCGTCTTGCCTTTATAGCCTGTCTCAGACTTCATCAACTTGGCATTTTGCCCGAGCAAGTCTTTTACGCGACCGTTTTGCGCTCGACCCAAATGTTCTGCAAGATCGTTTTCAGCCCGTTTGCTGTTTTCAATGCGCTGATCATAGGGAAGTGACAGGTGATGCTGAATCGCCGAATTAAAGGCTTCTTTGAGCGAATTGATGTTGACGTTGTGCTCCACACCCCAATTCCGATCTTCGTGAGTCGGCGCGGGAACTTCTTTGGGTTTGCCATGAGATGGCTTCACGCCCAAAACGTCTTTATACGTTGCCATTAATGACCCTTATTCAGTGGCATGAGCCGCTTTGTCAGCGTCTCTTAAAGATTCTTTCGTCGCTTCAATGTTGTATTTCTGAGCGACGTGCGTGTCCAAAATCTTGCCTGATACGTTGATTTCAGCAACATCGTGCGCGGTTACCGCTTTAACGTGCGTATCGTGCATAGCGGTGTGCGCTTTGGTAAGCACGTCTTCGCGGCGAACTTGCAGTTCCATGTCCTTGCGCTGGTTGGCTGACCGCTCTTTGAGCATGAGGCGCTGCGTCTCACCCTGCTGGCGCATCTGCTCCAGACCGTGCTTCGCCTTGAGTTCCAACTCCAGCGCCATTGACTGCTGCTGCATCTGCTGCAGTTGACCCTGCAAGGACTTGATCATCATCTGCGCCTTCGGCGGGATGTCGCTGTCCTTGTCGATGTTCGCCGCCGGGATAGTCGCTGCAATACGGTCGGCAATCGTCTCGCTCTCTGGGAAGTCCAAAGAACGGATAACCACGTCGCCAGCATTTGCCGCCACCGACTCGCCCAGCGGGGTTGAGAGGAGTTGCAGCATTGCGTCTGCGGCTTCCTCGCGCTTCGTCTGGTAGCCCGGCCCCGTGTCCACCACCGTGTCGTACGCCCCGCCCGTCATGTCGTTCTTAACCTTGATGACCGCTTGGGTCATGGGGTCAACGACCTTTTGATTGATCTGCGACATGGACGGCACACCGTCGTCACCGATGATGCGCTGCATCCGAGGTACGTCGTAGATGTGCGGGATCAGGTCCGACAGGACGTTCCCAAGGTGCTTCAGCGACCGCGACAGGTTGTCGGCATAGTCGAAGTGCGCCACGTCGGTCATACCCTGACGACGCTTCAGAGCGACGCCAGAGACCACTTCGCCTTGGGCGTCCTGATCTGGCTCCCCAACCATGCCAGCGACCGCGAGGAAGTCTGACTTGGTGGACTCGCCCCACTCCGCGAACCCTGAGTTGGGCTGCGGGGGCATCTGGCGCTCTGGGGGCGGGGCAATGCTGCCGTCGGGCAGTTGGACCGGGGTGTACGGCAGGGCCACGATCGGCTTGCGGTTGGCGTCGCGCCACGCTGCCTCATGCCCTTCCATCTGACCCGCCACCATAAGCCACGGGGCTTTGGGCTGGAGGGCGTAGGCTTCCGTCTTGGCGGTCTGCGCGTAGTTGTACATCCGGGCGGGATCGCGCAGGTCGCGGATCATGCCCTTGCGGACAACCTTGCCGTTGATGTCGCATTCACGACCGTAGACCGGGATGATCGGGATCCACTTCCCGGGCCAGTCGCGGCTATCAAGAATTCGGGTTGCGCTCAGGAGATGCCACTCCACCCGCTTACGCAGGACGGAACGCTCACGGACGATCTGAAGGCCAACAGCCTCCATCACGTCCTTTTTTGGCATCTCATCAGCGAACTTTGCAGATCCGTCTGAGAGCAGGTACAGGGTCTCTTCACGGCGCACGATGCGCCAGTATTCCGCGAGGCGCAGTTCTTCCTTGTTCGCCCAGTCGGCGTTGCTGTCGCCGTCGCCCATCTGCCGCCAGCCGTCACCGTCAACGTGACCGTACTTCTGACGGTATTCGTCCCTGCGGATCATGTCCGATACGACTGCCCATGAGGCGTCAGAGCCATCGGGCATCCGTGACGCCGGGTCCAAGTAGACCGTGAAGGGGTTGCGGATGGATTCGATCATCAGATCCTGATCAAAGGATCGTTCATCAACGTATTCCGTACCGACTCTCAGGTAGCCCCAGCCACCCGTGACGGCAGACTCCACGGCGCAGTCATAGGCGTACTCGGCGTTTGACCGCTCTTCAATGTGGCGTACCAGCCCGGTACGAACTCGGGCCGTCTGTACGTCAGCGCCGTTGCCGACCGGATGGTATTTGATGCGGGGGCGGTTCTCGCGCAAAGCGTTGGTGACCCGGCGTCGCATCGCATCCGAAATGTTGATGGTCAGGCACGGACGCTCGTCTGCCATGCGACCGTTCAGGATCTCGTCGGGCCATTGTTCGCCGTTAGCGAACCGAATGTCTTCCAGAGCCGCCTTGCGGTTCTCGGTCTCAGCGGCAACCGCGAGACGGAATCGCTCCTGACACTCGACAATGATGTCTTGTTCAGTCTTGGCAGACTCGTCTAAATCGTAAGCCACTCGTTAACCCATCCAGCCGTGCGACTGGCGCGTGTTGAATTGCGGAACAGTCTGTTGCCGCTTGAAGCCCTTCACTTGGGCAAATCGAATCATCATCAGGGCGTACCGGGTCGCAGACATCAGGTCGTCGTTCTCTTTGACGATCAGACCGTCTTTGCGGTGGTACAGGCCGAACTCTTCAAACCAGTCGTTCAGGTGCATAAACACCTTGAACCGACCCGTCTGCATACGGTCGAGCAGGTCAGCGATACCCGCCTCCACGCCTGACGTGCCGTCCGTGAAGGTTGCCCGGGTGGGCAGCATCTTCAGGCCCTGAGCGGCGTAAAGCGCCTTCAACTGGTCGCCCGACCCCTTGTCATGGGCCAGACCATCGTGAGGCCATGACCACGGTAGCCAGTCGCCCCACGGTCGTACCGCTGCGGCAAACATCGCTGGCGTCTGCTCCCGGGCGCGGTGACTGGACATGACGTAGATGCAGTCTGCGTCTCTGTCCCAAGCCATCCGCACCGCTGCGGAGGGATGATCCCAACCGAAGTCGATGCCGCAGATTTGGGGCCAATGGTCTGGGATCGGGAAGGACTGAACCTGTATTGACTCCCGTCCCAGCGGGAACACGCGACCGCTGCCCATGCTCGGGATGCCCTTAGTCCGGGCGTCTCGTTCGTGGGCCGGGTACGAGGCAATGATCGCCTCGCGCTGCTCCTGCGTGTAATGCTCGGCATCGTCAATGGTCATGGACGTGACCGACGTGCCGGGTGGCTTCTCCATCAAGAAGCGTCGCACCGTCTCGGACATTCCGAGCAGGGGCGTAAAAGTCATCAGGACGATCCCGCCCGTGGCGTTGGTGCGGGTCAACCCTTCGATGTAGATGTCGTTGGGCGGCTCCTCATCGAACCAGACCGCATCCAGCGTCTCGCCCTGCCACTTCTCGCGGCCAGTCCCGTAGGATTTGAACGCTATGGTGCTGACTCCACCGGAGACGTGCTTCACCTGTACGGTATCTAGCAGGTCTGCAATGCCCCGCCCGGTGCTGTAGTCGCTGATGTGGGCTTTTGGGATCGCTCCCGTCCCAAATGCCGTAGGGCGACCCATCAGGATGCGTTGCACGTTATCCCGGGTGGATTCACCCGTCACACCCGCACACCACGCGACGATCGGTCTGTCCCAGCGTCTGCCCTCCCACCAGTCGGGGTACAACCCCGTGAGGTGCATCGCCATTTCCATTCCGGCTGACCACGTCTTGCCGACTTGGTTTGCCGCCATCAGAAGGCGCTCACGGGCCGTCTGACCCGCTGCGTGGAAGGCTCTCTGTTTACTGTAAGGGGCGTAGTCCTGAAGCCTCGTGATGGCTTTCAGGGACTCTAGATGGGCTTCGAGTTGGCTC